TAAACTCTATATTAATAAACATCACAGAAGTCAGCAATAAATGGCATCTATTTGGAACCTCAATGACTTATTAATGAATGTTGGTAGAAGACATCAACATTCTTCCCTTGGACAATTTCATCCCTTCATCTCTAGCAAGCATGTACATATCAATTTGGGTTGGACAGAAAGTTCAGGTACAATATCATTTGATGTATATGTGGATGGTCTAAAATGTGCTAGAATGTCTGGTCATTCCTTCAATGTTTCTGATGAGAAGCTTAGAAAAATCAGACATGAAATTGTGGCAAGCTGTGCTGGTAATGACACCGATGTTTCACTCAGGACAGTAGCAGAAGGACTGCATCTAGAGGAGGCTGATTGGATGGATCTCACACCTGATGCCTTTGTTGAACATGAAGATCAGAGGTTTATACTAGAGTTAGGGACTAGTCTGTCCACTATAGAAAACTCATTGGTTAGAGATTTTGACACCAAATATTCAAAGTATGAGCCCTACATGGCAACTCTGAATATCACATCTCTATTTGTTTTGATAGTAGGACGAAATGGAATAGTAACTAATTATCCTTTAGATGAATCTCACAAGGAAGAATTAATGTTGAGATACAAGGTGGGAATTTCTTTAGAGGCAGCTATAATAGAGCGTCTGGGAAGATCACCTTTTGCTGACCAAGATTATTCTGACAGAATGAGATCTGTGAACAACATTTTCAAGAGCATTAAGATTCCAGAAACCAGAGATTATGATTTCAGAAAAGATGAAATTCTGAATATGTTGGAGCCAATGAGCACAGAGGAATCTGAAATAGTGGGGGTGAAGTTGATGTCAGCATTTACTAGGACCAGGAATTATAGTGTGAAAGAGAGAGCTTCATTTGAAAAATATAAGGCTTCATTTAAAAAAGAAAAAACACATCCTCTTGATCATAAGAAGCGTATAACCAATCTTCCACTGATTCTTTGCGAGAGATTGAAGGATGGTCATCCAAATCAATTAAAAACCCCTTCCTTGAAAATCTTTGAGGATAGAAATGCAAGGAATCCAGCCCTTCTGAGACTATGGCAAGCTTGTTTTGACTCGAAATGTCATCTAATACCAGATGAATTCATTTATGATGAAAGAAAAGAAACATCCACTGAATTTTTAAAAGAGGAAAGACACAAGTTGAAGGAACATCATATGTTTAATTTTGATCTTAGTTCACTTGAGAAGGAAGATCTTATCAAATCAGGTTTATTTCATGGGACAGAAGACACTAAAGGGAAGAGTGGAAATGCTATGAATGATCTCATACAAAGATTGAACACAGATTCTCACAAGTCCTTCTCTCCTGAGTGCTTTACTGATGACATTGAGAAATTCATGAATTCCTCTAGCTTGACTGGTAAATATGATAACCAAGAATTGAATTTCTGGATCAAAGACTTGTTTGAAGATGCTAAATCAAGACATCCACATCCTGGAATTGATCAGAATTCCACGAATCTTTTCACTCAGCAGATAATGTCATCTGAATTTATTCAATATTGTGATATGATCTCATGTTTAATGATGCAACTTGCTATGATCAACAAACATAGGACAAAGCATAACCAGTGGCACTTTAGATATCTTAGTTACTTCTCAGCTGGCATGATAGCAAGGTGCACTGGAACTCACACCTTTGTTTCATTCATTTTTGACAGGAATCATAGCAGAGCATTTGACACTGGTAGGTTGGGGCCAAATATAGACAGACTGGAGGAATACTATATTACAGAATTCTCTTCTTTTGATAATATTCACATAGACCATTTCTGTAAATGTGGTCCTCTGTTCTCATCCATCATGTCACACATGTTCTCACAATTTGATCTTGACATTCTAAATCCACACTCGATCATGGATATGTTCAATCACAAGAAGAATGCTCAATTTTGGCAAGTTATGAAATTCAGTCTTTTATTGTTTTTAAATAACAAATTGGATGCGGAAGAGTTGGTCACTAATCAGAGATATATAATGATGGGCATTTTAGATGAAATCAATCCCAATCCATACAAAATGGTGAAGAGGTTCCCAGAGATTATTAGATCAAGACTAACCTCATACATAATAAAGAAGACGATGAGAATCATGGATTATTATCACACAAACAAAGTACAAAGGGTCATACCTGAGGAGAATATTGGTGGTACTTCAATTAAATATCTAAACATCAGAACTATAGCTTGTGATGGTTTTGTTAGCATTGAAAAGATGGTCAACTTCTTCTATCTAGGTTATCTAGTAAACAAGTATAGAACTTCAGGTGCTCAATCATCCTTTAAAATATGCAAGAAGATTTATAAAGAAGAGATTCTATATAGAGAAACTCTAGAAAACAGGCATTCTACATTTCAAGATTTAGATGAGCCTAAACCTCATATTGTGGATGGGCTGCTATTGAAGTACTACATTTCCAAATTTAAGATAATTCTCTCAAATAACCTGGGTGACAACTATGATGAAATAATGAAAAGAGATGTCCTCATGGAAATCTCAGGTAGTAATTTTTCTGACCTGGCTACCCTTAAGGCTTCAGCAAGAGACTCTAGTAAAGATCAACTAGAGCTTGATTCATTGGAATCAGTTAAATACAGTTTTAAAAAATTAAAAGAATGCGTCCGAACTCAAGATCCTTCCATGTTCAAGAAAAGACCTAGAGTGCTCGAAAGAGTCAGCCAGATCTGTCGAGAATATGAAGAGCAAGAGTCAAGAGGGAAGTTGAATCATGTGTCGCAACTAATTCCTTATTGTCTAGACATCCTGAACGCTAAGGAATTCTTTGACTCTGATCTATTTCCAAAAGATCAACATGGTGGCTGGAGGGAAGTTCATGTTTTAGAGATCTCTGCCAGGGTTGTGCAATGTTATCTTGAGAAGATATCTAGAGTCATTTGTTCATACTTTCCATCAGAAACTATGACTCATCCTGAATCAAAAGATAGATTTGTAGGGGAACACTATGACACAGCAAGCACCTATTTTGAGAATTTCCTGACCTTCAGTACTAGTGGGGACAAAACAACATGGTGTCAGAGACATCATGCTCAGAGATTTGCCGCAATGCTAATCCCTATAACACATCCTGATTTTCATGGCTTTATCATACAGGTTCTGAATCTTTGGGTTAGAAAGAGAATAACTTTGCCTCCTGATTTGATAACAACATTCATTGCTAATAAAGAGACATTAGTTTCTGATCCTACGTTTGCTAGAATGCGTGATGACTTCTTTAAGGGAAATAAACCATTTATAGGTAGAGCATCAGGGAAGATAGAAGTGAGATCAGGAATGATGCAAGGAATATTGCATTACACTTCATCAGTCTTTCACACCATGATTCAAGAAGTCACCACTCAATTGGAGTTTAAGATCTGGAACAGAGTTACAGATGTGCGAATGATTACAACCAATAAGCAGGGAAGTGATGACTATGGGGTTCTGAGAAGCTTTGAATCAACTAGTAACACAAAGAAGCTAAAATCTCATATAGGGCTTTTGAACAGATTATGTCGTTGGAGATCAAATTTAGGGGAACTACTGGGAGTCTATGAATCAGACAAGTCCACTTTGTTTGTTCAGGATGTCTTAGAGTATAATTCTGAATGGTCCTTCAGAAGACAACCTTGCAAGCCATCCATCAAATGGGTGATCTCTTCGATGGAGATTAGTTTAGTTGAAAATTTCATTTCTAGATACAGACAATTCTCAAACTGTCTGCAGCAAGCCTTGGAAGGAGGTTGTAGCACTCTTGAGTGCTCTTTAATACAACATGCTCAAGCCTGGCTGCACTATAAATTGTTGGGTTTAGAGTCAAATAGATACTTCCCTCTTTTCCATAAGAAACTAATAGAAATGCCTGATCCTTCTGCTGGTTATTTCCCCATGGATCCAGACTTAACTTGTGGTATTTTGGGATTAGAATATAATTTATACATATTAGCAGGAAACTCAAATTGGGGCAAGCTTCTTAAAGGAATTGAGGACATGTCAGAGATTGATAATATTGACTATAATGAAAGAAAATCTAAAACCATTTCTAAAGAATTCAGACACTTCAAAGTCAGTTTTACTAAAAGTGAAAATTGGGAAAG